GAATCAATGCAGCAACGTTAGGAATTGGAGCTCTTATTGCGATTCTTGCGATGGCATTGTTTCAAAGTGAGGAGTTTAAAGCGTTACTGGGTAGACTTATGGAAACGTTCATGCAGTTACTTCCACCAATATTAGCTATTGTGGATAGTTTGATGACAGCTTTACAACCAATCCTAGATGTGATTATTAACTTAGTCGTTATGTTATTAGATATATTGACACCTATACTTGAAATAATCTTAGAACCACTGATAATGCAAATTGAAATGTTCGCTCAAATACTAACTATTTTAGATCCTTTAATAACAACAATTGGAGAGGTTCTAAATGCAGTATTAGTACCTGCAATCGAAGTCCTGATGTTTGTATTAGAACCTGTATTAAATATAGTTCAGAAGATTGTTGAATTTATCCAGAAAATATTCGATTGGATTGGAGACTTACCATCAAAAATTGGTGACTTTGGTGGCAAAGTAAAAGATACGTTTTCAAGTGTAACTGAAGGTATATCAAACATTGCTAATAAAGTAACCGATGGTATAAGTGATTTTGCATCAAATGCAGCTGATAAGGTGAGTGGTTTCTTTGGAGGTATTGGAGATTTCTTTTCTGATACATTTAACCTAAAAGGATCAAGCACAGTCAACAATTCAAACTCTAGCACATCAACAAGCAACACAAACAACATTACCATAAATACAACATCACCAACCTTTGATGTGGATTCCATCAATAAGGCATTAGGAGGTAGTGTGATATGATCAGACAATTTTATCTAGAAAACGAGTATGGCGATATCTATTATTTCAATCACAAGAATCAGACTCTCATCTCTCAAGTAAGTGGGCTTGGTTTTTCTTTAGATATGAAGTATTTAGAATATAGCCGATTTTATTCTCGTTCTGAATATAACATTCCTTTGTCGGAGATTACAGAAACGATTATCTTCTTAAAGGGATATCAGGGATACAAGTCCTTCGTGGATTTCATTAGTAAGAGCAACAAAGAATATAAACTGCATTATCAAAACGATGCTTTTAGTGCCTACTGTTATGTGGATATTGCAAGTCTTTCAAAAGCAGAATTAATCGCTAGTACCATTCAAAGTAATATTGTCTTTAAAAAACTATCTCTTTGGTTAAAAGAAAAATCGTATGAGATTATCGCTAACGGTTCATCTAGTGGAAAAGTTTATCCATACTCTTATCCATATTATTATTCAAGTTCATATGAAGGTAAAGTATTCATTAGAAATGATGGCTTAAATGATGCACCAATTGTCATTGAAATGATTGGAAGTGTGATTGATCCAGAAGTACTAATCAAGAAGAATGGAGAAGTGGTATCCGTATTACGTTTATATTTAACTGCAGAAGATATAACCATTACCATCAACTCTATTCCAAGCAAACAAGAAATGGTGATGGATGAATCAGGCGTTGTTACTGATATATATGGATTGCAGGACTTTAAAGAAGACAATTTTATCTTTCTTGAACATGGTGATTATGAAATTGAATTCAAACCAGGCGTAGCTACTGAATCGATTTGCAGGGTAACTATACTAGAAGGTTATTTAGGAATATAGGATATGAAACTACTATTTCTTGATCGTAGTACGCTGCAGTACAAGGATAACGCATATGTCAGTAACCAGTTTGAACTCGTTCTTGATATGGTGCTCATAAAGAGATCAACCTTCAAAGTAAACAAAACGAACATTAATTGCACCATTGGTGATATCGTTGTTCTTAAGAATGACATCTATTCATATATAGGAATCTTGGAAAGTATCGAATTAAATGATGATTATACAACGAACATTAAGTCTCTCGATTTCAGAGAGATTTTCAATTTGGATATACCTGCTACAAGTTATTCAGGTGACCTTGCGGATTACCTATATCAAATAATCACAGACTATTTCAAAAACAATTCAGATCTAAAACAAAACTTATCCTATTTGACAGTAAGCAAAGAAACCAGTGTATCAGGTAGTCTTAGTTTTGAAACGGATAACATCATCAATATGTCAAAAATATTTGAGCTTGTTTCAAAAGGATATGGAATCAGCTTTAGCACAGACGTCACTTATTTAAGAGGTCGCATTACAGGTATCATCTTTAGAATTTTTAGTGTAAATCAAGGGATGGTCATCAAGAGTGATTTTTCATCTATCTTGAATGTTGAAACCAATGATTCAACCAGCCAACTTGTGAATAAGGTTGTGTATTATCCAAGAAGCGACAATCAAATTTATCAAACAATCAAGACATACTATTTGCTTACAACTGGAGAAATCACAGAAGATGGTAACTCAGATGATAGATACACAAGTGTCATGGCCAAGAGTTATATTTATATCGATAACGATTATGAAACACTAGAAACCAAAGCAAGAAGTGAAATGGTAACGTCCAAGCTGGATCACAATATAACATTTACAATTGACATGAAAAACAAGGTATTTATCCCATTTGAGAATATCTATCTTGGTGATTATGTATCTTTCATTCATAAAGAGAAAACATATGAATCAGTGATAACAGGAATCACGTTCAAAGATTCATTAAATTATGCAACGATAACGTTAGGAGAGTATCGAGTGAAGCTAACAGAAAAAATACAGCTACTTAGTAAAAATACAGGTAGCGGTTCAACAAGCAATGTAACAATTACTAATACAGATATCGATGGAGGTGAGTTCTGATGGGATTACAAAAAATCACTTTTGAAGGTGGTAATGTCACATCAAAGATGGATTCCGATTTATATCATTTTCTATTTTCAAGTGATGTAGGCATCTTAAAAGGATTAAAAAGTGAATGTGGTTATACGTTAGCCAATAACACCATTACATTTAGTGATGGTTATGTTTCGATTTTTGGAAGAATCATCTATGTTGAAAATCAGACAACGATTGGTGTGACACCAGATTCAAGTAAGTATGGATATGTTGTTTTAGGAGTAAATACGTCTGATAACACAGTCAGCTTATATTTGAAAGAGCAGACCGGTAGCTATCCATCTTTAACAGTTACTAATCTTCTGACAACTGATGGACTTTATGAACTGGCATTGTGTGCTTATACAAAAACAACGACATCAGTAACACTAACAAGTTACGCACGAAAGTTGATAACTAACGATAAAACCAGAGTGGATGATTTAGATGATAAAATATTAAGCCAATATCTGCCAAAGCGAAGAACATTAACGCAAGTAACTGCTGGTAAATATCGTTTTTCTGGTACTAGTTCAGTTGAACTTAGAGATTCAATCATCTATGTGACTATCAACAATCATACAGTCGTGACTTTCCCAGGAGAGCAAATGTTTTTGTTTGTTGGATCTAACACATCCGTATCTTATCGATATGCTTCAGGAGATTACTCATTAAGTGTTGTATATGAAAATGGAATCGTCACTCTAACAACTGGTAACACAACACACAACATCACAAGTGTGTTTACAAAAAAATAGGAGGAATTTAAATGGCTACAATTCAAATAAAAAGAAGAACCACAGCAGGAACAGGACCACTTACAGGGACAACTGGAACTGTTAAAGCTGGAGAACCACAAGTTGATTTTAATGGTGAACATTTATACATTGCAAAAGCAGATAAAGTGGCGAGTGTTTCTGTACCGCTTGCTGAATCAGATTACTTGAAAATACCTGGTGTAGATAAAGTTGACGATCAGATTGATACAAAGATTACTGCATTAAATTTAGGAACTGCAGCAACAAAGAATACAGGAACTGGCAGTGGAAACATTCCAATTCTTAATTCAAGTGGGAAATTAGCAGATAGTGTTGTACCTAAGATTGCGATGACAAATACATATGTTGTTGCAAGTCAAACAGCGATGCTTGCTTTATCAAGCGCACAGGAAGGCGACGTTGCCGTTAGAACCGACTTAAATAAATCTTTTATCTTAAAGGCAACTCCATACTCAACACTTGCTAACTGGCAAGAACTCTTAACACCAACTGACGCAGTAACGAGTGTCAATGGTTCAACTGGTGCAGTAACAATTTCACTTGCAGGATTAGGTGGTGTTGCAGCATCAACTTATAACACACACGTTGCTTCAAATCTTCATTTAACAGAAACACAGAGAACAATTTTAAGTAATGTTAAAAATATTTATATTGGTGATTCCGATGGGATTGCTGTCGCAGCTTCTGAAACTGATTATGCAAATAATGTCATTATTGATGGCCTTTTATATGTAGCTGTTGTTGATTCAAATTATACGCCGACAAGAATTACATACAAATTAGGGATAGATGATTCAAAAGTATTAACCCCTTCATCAATTATTGATGGTGGAGCTTACTAATGCCGATTATCAGAGTTAAGCGAGGTACTTCAATACCCACAACGTCAAATTTAAGTTATTTAGGTGAGTTAGCATTTAACTATTCGAACGAGACATTATACGCAAGAGGCATATCATCTGTAGTAAAAATAGGTGGTGCTTTAGAACAAGTATATTTTTATCAAGGATACTCCTATTCACACGGTTTAACTTATCCATTTGATCCAGATTACATTTATAAAGTTCATGTGATTGCATCAACTCAAGGAACTTCAACAGACTCATCTGATACGTATATTTATTATAGAACATCTAGTAACTCAAGTTTATATGGGGCATATATCAATCATCACTTAAGTACCGAAGATACTGTTCATGATAAAAGATCTAGTACAAATACAACAGCGAAATACATCGAGGATAGTTATGCAACCGGACCGACAATTACGAGTGGAATTACAAAAGTCATAGATTTTGAGATTTCACCGACTTTTAAAGCGAACTATGTAGATACACAAGTCTGGGTAGCATATGGAAAAAGTATGACGACACTTTCTGGACAAGGTAATGGATCTATTAAGATGGTTGATTTTGTTCATACTTCTTATGGAGACTTGGGCGCTTTGTATATCAATCCAGGTATGTCTGTAGGCTCACCTGATAGTATTTCAGTAACAATTTATAGAATGAAAAGAAAGTAGGACTCATTATGGCAATTATTAAAGAACTAAATACGAAGTTTGGAGTTGGTGCATCATATCATCGAATTACAGCATTCAACATCAGTTACTCCAATAAGAAAATCACCATTTGTGTGGCCTCATACTTAACAAAAGAAGCACGAGCAGGTAAGAGTGAGCCAATAGAAGAAGTTGATATATCAATTCCAATCGCTGATTTTAAGTTGTTTTTGGGAGTGAATCCGATTGAAGCAGGATATGGTTGGCTCAAACAAAATGTCATTGGATTTGAAGATGCGGTTGATGATTATGATGTCGTTGAACCACCTCTACTTGAACCAATCGAGGAGGCACCAAATGAATGATATTTATAATCTCATAAAAGGAACATTTCCAAACACTGAAATTCTACTTATTTATTATGGGGGTTCTAAAGCATATGGATTAGATGAAAACACTAGTGATATTGATGTTACTGTAGTTCTAGAAGGTTTCAGAGGAATCCTCCATTTATTTATTGGAAAATATGACCTGTTTGTTTTCTCAAAAGAGGATTTTATCAAGAGACAACAATTTGATGATTCAATCATCGCTTATCATAGACAAGCTGCAGATAATGTATTGGGTATCAAATCAAATGAATATTATCTAAATCCAGAATTTTCTAATGAATTAGAAAGTATGATTTCTAATGTTGACAACTTATTTATTTGCAACTTAATAGATGCGTTATTAATCTATTCAAAGAGTGTGTTCGAAGTCAATCGAAAATCAAAAGCATTTTACCATCTGTATAGAGTCAGAGGTATGATAGAACATTATATGCAAACAGGTGTATTCGATTTAATCGTTGATGAACCATGGAAAAGTAAAATGATTGAGTATAAAGCAAACTATAAAACCAACCAAGAGGCAAATTATGAAGAAGAAATAGTATTCTTGTTTGAATACTTAGAAAATTACCGAAATGAGATGATTGAACGTGGACTGGGATAATCTTTTACATTTATTCAGAATGGAAAACTTAATATACTGGATTGTTACAATGGTAGTCGTTATCCTTACCACAATAAAACAATTCAACAGACAAGAAAAGAACAACAAATCTAAGAACGATCAAATCATGGTAAACCTACAAAAAATAGAAAAGCAGAACGTGAAAATGATAGGCTTATTGGAACTGCATTCAAAGGACATTAAAACATTAAAAAAGGATGTAAACGTGTTGGAACATCGTGTTTCAAGGTTAGAAGATTCACAAGTTAACATTTATAGACACATAGGAGGAAAAGAAAATGACAACACTTGAGATAATTTTATTGGTAATTTCGTTATTATTACTTGCGCTTTATGTAACTTCAAAACTGGGTAAAGACCAGTCGCTAAATGAAGTGATTAAGGAAGTCAAAGAAGATCTAAAAAACACTGCAGAGAATGTATATGATCTGGTAAACAAAGCAACCGATATTGTATTTGATGATTCGGTACAAAAAACCATCAAAGAATTCATTATGATTGTGGAAGAAAAAAATCAACTCGCAAAGCAAAAGGGTGAAGCTTTCCTTGCAGGTGACGAAAAGAAACTAGCAGTTATTTCACGCTTTAGTGAATGGGTGAGCAATGTTACAGGGTCAACGGAAAAGGCTATAGAGTTTGTTGAAACGAATCAATCTCGAATCGAATCAATCATTGATGACTATGTATCTTTTACCAATAAAATGCAAGGTAAAGAATCGCTTTCTGAAGCAGAGAAAATCATAGCAGAAAAGTTGCGTCAGAAAGACGAGTAATACTTGCTATAGTGCCTTTATTTAGTTAATATGTGACATAACCAAATCAAGGAGGAAAAGCATGTTAAATCAAGTAATTTTAGTAGGACGAGTAAAGAAACTCGACAAGTTAGCGGGTATTGTTGCAATCGATATCAAAAGACCAAATGAAAAGGATTCAGATTTGATTCCTGTCAACTTAAGTGATGGCATCATGGAGAATGCTATGGAGTACCTTTCCGAAAACTCAACGATAGGAGTTAAGGCATCACTGCATATTGATGACAACATCTTAAGGATTGTTGGTGAAAAAGTAACATTCATTAACGCAAAAGAATAAGCATAAATTTAGAACTTGGCCGTACTGGTAAAAAGGTACGGCTTTTTTATTTGCACTTTTTTACATTTTTATTGGCAAATCGTGTCATACCTCGCCATTTAACTGTTGAAGGAGGTATCACACATGAATTTAATTATAAGAAAAACAGATATTAATAAGATTTTTATTACAGACCCGAACTTTTACACGAATTCTGCGGACTATGATTTAGGAGGTAGTTCGTATGAATAATGACACATTAATTAAAGAGTTAAGAGACAAAGGATATGGGTACAAAAAGATTGCTAATGAGCTGGATCTAAAAGTTGATACTGTTCGTTATGCTTGTTTGAGAATGGAAGAAGAAAGCCTTGTTGGTTTTTGCAAAAACTGTGGTCTTGAGATGAAGTCAGTAAAAGGGAAAAAGAAAAAGATATTCTGTTCAGACAAATGCAGATGGCAATGGTGGAATGAGCAAAGAAAAGGATCAAGTCACAATGAATCGATCTAATTTAGAGATGTATTACTTATCTATTGCACCCATTAAATCAATGTTTGAGGAGGAAATCTTAAGTAAATCCGAATACCTTAAAGCAGAAGCATTTTTAGCAGAAAAGTATTGTATCAATAAAGGTAACATTCATCGCCTTAACAACTTGACTAAACCCCCTAAAAGAGTGATATATGGTGTAACCAAAGAGGAGGTAAAAGATGAAGGAAAAGAAGATAACCAAAATCGAAGCATTATCCAAATTACCAAAGAAAACTAGAGTTGCTGCTTATGCTAGGGTATCCAATGGTAAAGATGCAATGCTACATTCCTTATCTGCTCAAATCAATTACTACAAGAAAATGATTCAAGATAATAATGATTGGCAGTTTGTAGGAGTGTATGCAGATGAAGCTCTCACAGGAACCAAAGACTCGAGAGAAGAGTTTCAGCAACTTCTAGAAGATTCCAAAACTGGGAAAATTGATATGATAATTACAAAGTCTATATCAAGGTTTGCAAGGAATACAATGACCCTACTTGAGACAGTAAGAGAACTTGACAAACTTAATGTTGATGTCTTCTTTGAAGAGCAGAATATCCACTCAATAAGTAGTGAAGGTGAAATGGTTCTTACATTATTAGCATCCGTAGCACAAGAAGAATCCAGAAGTGTTTCAGAGAACATGAAATGGCGGATCAAGAGAGAATTTCAACAAGGTGAGATTTGGGGAGGACGATCACCTCTTGGATATAGTTTAAAGAATAAGACATTTCGTGTGATACCTAAAGAAGCTGAAGTGGTTCAACTTATCTACAAACTATATGTGGATGGAAATGGTGCTGAAGCAATTTGTCAAATACTAGATGCAAAGGGCATAAAACCAAAAGAATCTAAAAAGTGGGGTCCAACATCGATTATAAAGATTCTCTCAAATCGTAATTATACAGGTGATTTACTATTACAAAAGACATACTTAAATAATCACTTATCAAAGAAACAGGTTATTAATAAAGGAGAACTGGATCGGTATTTGGTTAAAGGAAACCATGAGGCAATCATAAGCAATGAACTATTCGACAAAGTGCAAAAACTTAAACATCAACGAGCCATTAAAAACAAATCTAATCTACCAAAGAAAAAGACGTTTCTACATGGATTAATACAATGTGGAATTTGTGGTTCAACTTATACACCTAAGAAAATGAGAAAGAAGGACATTTGGATTTGTTCGAAATCAGCAAGTAAAGGTCAAGATGTTTGTGACTCTAAACTAGTCCCACACAACATGATTGTTGAAGCTTCTAATCACATTTTAGATATGGACCAATATAACGAGGCTGTATTCAAATCAAAGGTAACCAAGATAATCGTTCAAGCAAATAAGATGTTAGAATTTCATATGAAAGACGGGAAGATAATAAACTACCGATGGAAACATAAATCTAGAAGTAAGAGTTGGACTCCTGAAATGAAGGAACAAGCACGATTAAGAGCACTAGAACAACATCATGGAGGTAAACAAGATGCCTAAAGTTACAATTATACCATCAACAATTAATCCTATTACACAAATGCCTATCCATGCGAATCATGTTAAGAAAGTAGCAGCATACGCAAGAGTTTCAACTAACTCAGATGAGCAATATACGAGTTATGAGGCACAAGTGAACTTCTATAAAAAATACATTCAAGAAAAACCTGACTGGGAGTATACCGAAGTTTACGCTGATGAAGGACTATCCGGAACTACAACCAAAAAGCGTACTGGGTTTAATCGAATGATAAAGGATGCGCTTAACGGTAAAATCAATCTGATCATCACTAAATCAATTTCACGTTTTGCGAGAAACACATTAGATACCATTTCTTATGTTCGTAAACTAAAGGCAAAAGGTATTGAAGTGTTCTTTGAAAAGGAAAACTTATGGACACTTGATCCAAAGAGTGAGTTAATCTTAACCATTATGGCTTCAATAGCACAAGAAGAATCACGCTCCATTAGCCAGAATGTTACATGGGGTAAAAGAGTCGGTTTCCAAGAAGGGAAAGTATCCTTCGCTTATAAAAGGTTTCTAGGATACAAAAAAGAAGATGACAAGATTGTGATTGACGAAGACCAAGCTGACATTGTTAGGATGATTTACCGAATGTTTCTTGTTGAAGGGAAAACACCTACAGGAATTGCAAAGTATCTGAAATCACAACGTATTGATACGCCAAGTGGTAAATCAACGAAATGGCAAACAAATGTGGTGACATCGATTCTTACCAATGAGAAGTATAAAGGTGATGCACTACTTCAAAAGACATACACTGTAAATTATCTAGACCATTCAACTGCAAAAAACACAGGGCAAATACCACAGTACTATGTTGAGAATAATCACCCAGCCATTATCGATAGAGATACATGGGAACAAGTTCAAATTGAAATGAAAAGGCGAGATAAACTAGGAGCTCACTATTCTTCATCTGATATATTTGCATCAAAGCTGATATGTGAAGATTGTGGGAGTTTCTACGGTAAAAAGAAATGGCACGCTAATACTAAATATGAACGATTTGTGTATCAATGCAATAGCAAGTTCCACAAGGGCAAAGACAAATGCAAAACACCTCATCTAAAAGAAGATGACATAAAACTCAAGTTTGTTCTAGCATACAATGTCATGGCAAAAGATAAAAAACGAGTGATTAAGGATACAATGGATGTCATTAAACTATTAACTGACACCACCAAGATTGATTCCGAAATAACAAGAATTGAAGATGAGATGGTAGTAATTACAGAACTTGTAAATAAACTGGTAATGAAAAATTCTAAGACAGACACGGACATTGATGCCTATAACAAGAAATATGAAAAGTTGTCGGCACGATATGATAAATTGAAGGAACAACTAGATGGATTAATCTCTCAAAAGGAAACTAAACTAGGACAAAAGAAAACAATGCAAACGTTCATCAACAATTTAATAGAATCAGAAGATAAACTAGCTAACTGGAATGAGCGAATATGGATGCTTATGGTGGAAAGTGCAGTTGTGCATAGGGATTCAAGTATCACTTTTATGTTTCACAACGGAGTTGAATCAAAAATAAGATAAAAAGAGAGCTAACATAGTATCTGGAGGTTTGATTTTATTTTTATGAAAAAAATCTTATTGTGAAAACTTGTATTTTCATGTTACAAACGTTAAAAGTGTTGCAAATGTAACATGTGAATGATATAATGCCAATAGAAACTTTACTTACTACAGTAGAGTTTCTGAAGATAAGATTATAATAGGAGAATTTAAAAATGATAGAAGTGAAGAATTTCACTAAAGATTATGGTTTTAATCGAGGAGTATTTGATGCAAATTTTGATATATACAAGGGAGAAGTATATGGTTTTCTAGGACCAAATGGTGCTGGGAAGACAACTACTATTCGAC